TCAACTTAGACGGAAGGTCAGCGGGCCGGACTGCGCAAAACGTCCGATTTGCTGCACTTTGAAAATGACCACGCTGTTTTGCAGCACGCCTAAAGCCGTCATTTCACTTGCCGAAATGCGCAGATTATTTTCGGATAGCGTCCATTCGCGCAACATATAGTCATCGATGTACAGCCCGACCCGGTAGCTTTCCTGATCTTCGGCTTGTGCTTGGTCAACGCCATCCACCCACCCCAGATCAAGCCGCGAGCGCCGTTTCCAGTGTAGATCAAAATTCCCGCTACCATCTTTTACCACGCGGCCATGAACCGGCGGCAGCGGCGTAATGGCGCGCCCCTCTGCAACAACGGCAGTTGTCACAGGCGCAGCATCAGCAAGGCCCTGCGCTTCTAGTGTAACCATTTGCCCAACCTGATATATATTTTCAGATATGATGCGCGTCGAGCTTGCCTCCATCAGCACAATTTGCGCATCGGCAGCATGGGCAGGTGCTTGCATCGCTGACGATGAAACAGCCCGACTGAAGCACGAAAGTCGGTAGCTTTTGCCGCCTAAGGCGACAATACGCCCGACGCGCACAAACTCCCCGTCAATCCAAAATATCGGTGCATCAACCGCCAAAGGTGAAGTCTCTCGGGTCGCCAGATCCATGCCCGCATGCAGCAGTTCGATATCCAACACACTTGCCTGATCCAGCAAAAACGGGTGATGCGCGCTTATTGCGTTTTGCGTATTGCCCATCACCGCAGGCAGAGCAGTGGTCCCGATATCGGTCCACTGATCACCCGTTGAAATCAAAATCGCAGCCCGTTTCCAACCCGCTTCTGTGCCGGCTGCAAATAATGCCAAGGCCGGTTTTTGCGGATCACCCCCCGGGACCAAAGGCATATCGATCGCCAGTATCCGCGTCTGGCCAATAAGCTGATCTGCAGAAGGCACATGCCGTCCAGCCACGCTGGCCAAGGCGCCAATTGCTAGAGGTTTGGGCAAAGACTCGGCTAAAGACTGGGGCATAAACTGTGGCAGGGCTTTTGCCTTGATTTGGGTCGTTCCCAGCCCGATTTCGACCTCTGAAATTTGCCATTTTCGGTTATCGGATGTCCGGAAATGATCGCCGGGTTGGTAAGAATGGCCCGACGCTGCGGCGGCCCCAGACCAGAAATGACGCGCATAACGGACATCACTATCTTTGGCTTCGACAATGGCCTTGGCGGTGCCCGCGCTGAGCACCGCAGGCAATTCCAATCGCCTGTCACCACGGCCAGCGGCGTCACGACTGCTTTGCTGAATACCTGCCTGATAATCGCGCTCCGCATCATAATAACGCAGCGAGACATGGGCGGGAATATTGGCCGCCGGTGGCATGGCATGCTTTGGTTTTTCCAACGCCCGTCCATTTTCTTCCACTGCAATGTCGATGCTTTGGAGAAATCCCTGCTGTACGCCGACGTCGCGAACAACAAGATGGCTGTCGCAAACGACAAGTTCCAACGGGCATGTTTCCAAAATCGGAGCAACGGCTTCTCGCACACTCGCGCCGGCAACGGCAAAGCCACCGAACTCAAGCGCGCTTTGGCTCGCAATGTCCCCATTTGAAACCGTTGTCAGCAACGCGGATAATGTCAGCGGCCCATCGCGTTCGAAAATTTCAAAGGTGAAGGACGGAATGCGATTGCCAAATTCGGCGAGCGGAAGATCTTCAAAAACAGCATAAGCTATGCCGCGATGCGCAGGGCACTGCCCATGCGCTTCTGCCGACGCCAATAAAGGATCGGGCTGCTGATTTTCGTGACCGTGGTGCACACGCATCTGGGCCTCAATTTTAAAGTCGCCATTTGCACCACGGATAAGATTACCATCCGCCCATATGCGGCCAATGCGCGCGATTGGCCTGCTCGATAGCGCCACGGCAAGGCTGACGCGGTAATTGTAATTCACTGTTGAAGGCCGCCCCTTGCCGCCGCCGCTTTTCGTGCGCTCTTCAATCAAATCTGTCGACCAGATCACGGTGCCTGCCACCCGCATCACCCCAAATATACCGGGAATCTGCGAACCATAGCTGGATGTCTGGACCGCCAGTTCTTTCAGGCGGCTCCCCTGCCGCGCAGGCGGCGCGAATATTTCCGCATCAATCTGTCTGCCAATTGCGCCGCCAATCGCGCCGCCAATTGGACCACCGATCGCGGAACCCACGGCGGTCAAAATAAGCGTTGCCATGTCAGTCTCCTTGAAAGCGCCAATGGGCGATTTTGTCATAAGCGAGCGGAAGTGGCGTAAGGACGACACGACCTAAGCCGATATGGGCGTGGACGGCTCCCATTTGCGTCAACACCGCCAAGTGGATTTGTCGGGGTCCGGGCCGAAGCAGCAAAATGTCACCTGCAACCCATGATCCGTCATCCACATTCTGAAATATTGCGCTCGTAAAAAAAGCCCGCGCGCGCGCCTCAAAATCACCGCGTATGCGATAATCGGACGGTATTTCGAAACGATAGCCCGCTTCAAAAAGGCAGACCGCAACCACGCCAACGCAATCAAGCCCGGTTTCCGGCGAACGTCCATGCAGCCGAAACGGCGTCCCTAATAGGGTCATCGCATAATCGGCCATACGGGCTTGATACGGGCTAGCTGGCGGCTGAATCCTAATTGGCACCAGGGTAACGGGTCAGGATGTCGTTGCCGGGTAAATAAGGTTCGCCGCGAAAGTTCGCGCCATTGCCGAACCGCCCAGCACAACTGGCCATGACCTTGTCACACCCCTCCATCAGTTCCAGCAGGTCGCCTGCTTTTGCTGCATGAAACGGGGGGCTATATACATAAATCTGGGTGCCTTCATGACGCGCTATTTTCGCCGTCGACCCGCAATTGGGGCCGGATAGCCAACGCAATTCGCCATAGGCCAAATGCCCGTCGGCAATATCCAAGGACGCAGTGATGGAAATCCGATGATCATCACTGCTGGCCACTTTGGCCAGATGCCGAAAACGTGCGCCATTCAAGCCACAGGCCGCATCACAAAATTGTGCGCGGCAGGATGGGGACGTTTGCGGCGCCACCGCTTTTTCCAAATGCGCTTGCAAGCCAAGAAGCTCGGCCTCGAACGCATCATCGGTGAAGGATACTGCGCCCAATTCCCCTGCGGCCAACACGCGTTTGCCGCTGGCGGGCGCGGTCCAGTCAAATAGGAATATCTCCAGATACGCCCCGTCCCAGCGTCCCGCCGCAAGATCATCGGCGCGGATGTCATCAGATGTGAGCGCGCCCGACACGTCCAAACCGTCTTTGTCCAACCCGGCACTTTGCATAACTGTGCTTGGCTGTATTCCAGGGCTTGCGCGTAACAATAGGCCATCATGCGCCACATCGACATCATGTCCGGTAAATCCCAATGTTACCCCGTCGGCCCGCTCCAGCCGCCAGCCATATGCAACGCTGGTCAATGGTCCTTCCATCCATGCGTCCATCACACCGCTTCCCGAATTTCGACGAGGGGAATATTGGGCAGATCGCCCGCCCCGAACGTCGCCCGTGCCATGTCCATTTGGTCGGAGGCAAAGCGCACCGGAACATCGAAACGATAGCCAGCGGTCACGACTGCGCCCACAGGCGGTGCACTGGCAAAGCTGATGACCCCGCCCGCGGCGAGCGACCAGCCCGTCGCCGTCACGCCGTTCACCGCAACCAAAACCGACGCTGCAACCGGACGCGTAATCCGCCGAACTTGGCCGTCGAGCCCATAGGTTTTCAGCAAGGGAAACGCCGTGCGCACACCGTCACCCTGCCCAAGGCTTTGATCCGAACTATTAGGCGTGCCCGTCATCGCGTTCGAGCTGTTATCGAACGGGTCCGTGAAGCGAAATCCGACCGCCGGACCACGCCGTGCGCGGAAAAAAGACAGCAATTGCCCTAACTCTGCTTCAGACCGCACGCCGGGGCCAGCATCATAATTGAGACGCGCATTGCTCCAACTGCTGTTGCGGCGTTCATGGCCCGAAAGCGTGGTGACAATATTGGTTGAAAACGCGGCAGTCATTTCTGCTTCTCGGCCGATTTGCAGCGGAAAAACTACATCATCAAATTCCTGCACCGCATCCTCCTCTTGTCCCATTTCATAGAAAGTAAAGCCATCACGCGCGACCTGCGGCAGCGCCCAGACATAGGTTTGGGCCGCACCGCGCGCGCGGCTTTGCGCGGCGGCAAAAACAATCTCGCCCCATTGCGCTTTGTCGGCGGGCCGAAGGACGAAGCCGGTAAAATAATGCTGCTGCGCGACAGGATAGCCCAAACGCGTCGCCATCAACGGAACCGCCCGCCGCGTTGCGCCATGATTACCTGTGATGACCCAGTCATAATCTTCCAACTGCAACACATCGAACGCGGGCTTCGCCCAGCCAAGCGGCACATTCGCACGTATTGCCTCGGGCGCATCTGCGTCCAGCACTGTCGGCAAATAGACCAGCAATAAAGTCTGTGCGCCTGCGCTATGTGCCTCTGCGCGCACGGCATCACAGATCGATGCTGTCGACGCGGCGAGTAATTGTCCCGCTTTGTCCAGCATGGCCTTTTGCGCCGCCGTTTTGGCCCCCTTTATATTGGGGATACTCACCGACAGCGCCCCAAAGGCCGCTGTCGCCGCCGCATCATATAGGCAAATGCGCCCGTCTGGCATGATCCACCACCACGGCTCGCCAATCTGAAATTTCACTGGCAAGCCAGCGTCTTTCAAGATCGCGACAAAGGCCCGCGCCACCGCCTTCAAGTAATTCATCGCGCCTGCATGCGCGGGTGATAATAAGGTCGACGGCGGCTCCCATCCCGTCAGCGCCGGGTCGCCATTGGCCGCACGCTGCTTCCAGTCATTCCAGCTATGCGCGTCGAACAATTCATAACTTAACGAGAAAATCAGGTCGAACCCAAGCGCCTTGGCGTGCACGGCAAAACTGCGGTGCCAGGCGATGCAGGGTGCATTCAACGCCCCGCCAAATAGGCTAACATAATGCGCATTGCCCAGCGGCTCTAACCGGAAATAATGGCTCATGCCGACATAATGGTTGATCGTCCCGCGATAACCCAAGGCGACAATTTGCCGCAACAGCCGCGCGGGCGTCTGGTTATAGGCATCATCATATCCCGTCGCCATTTTTAGGTCATGTTCGGGGATCATCACATCACCCGTATCCAGCATCACGCCCGCGCCATCGCAGCGGATTTCGGTCAGTTCGACCCAGCCTACTGCAGGGGTGCTCAAGCTGTTTGGCTGGCCCGTATAGCTGGGCGGGACGAGCGAAATGAACATCCGGTCAATGTCGCCTGCAAACACAGGATCGCTTTCTTGCGGCAATAAAAACCCGCCAGAAAGATCGCTGAAATCAAGCATAATCTCTGCGTCTTGCGGCGTGCCAACGGCATAATTCCATAGACGCACATACCAGCTTTTGGACACGCCTTGGGCGTCGCGTCCTGATATGGTCAGCGTCGGGCCGTTGACGGCATCCAACGGCATAATGCCCTCCGACCGCCACCGAAAACGGAGCGTCAGCCGCCGATAATCACGATTGGTTTCATAAGCGAGCAAGGGATGGTCCCAGGCATCGACGCTGTCCCAGATCAGGCCTGCCAAATCATCGCTGCGATAAAATACCGTGTCGGCGCGCAAGGATTCCGGGCCAGTCGTCACCACCGACGCCATCATCGGGCGCGGGAAATTCACCGTCCAAAAGCGTGGGTCGAAACGCATCACGGGCGATGATTTTTGCTGCCGTCTTTTGTCGCACAACCAATAAGCCATGGTTCAATCCCGCGCCAAGGCTTGGCGGACGGCGCGTGCAACATGGCGCGACGACCGTTCAAGCGCAGCGGGCGCAGTGCCCCGCGCATCTGACACATTAATCGTCATCCGCACAACGGTTGCAGCACCCGGCGCGGCAGATGCCTCAATCCGTCCGCTGCTCGTCGGGACAAAGAGCTCGGGCCCGCGTTCGCCAACACGATACGCACGGCCCGGAGACACAGGCCCACCTGTCGCGCGGCCCGGCGCACCCAAGGCCGAACCAAGCAAGCTCCCCAACGTGCCGAGCAGATTGTTCGCGCCGTCGCCACCATTTAGACCCGAACGAATGGCGGCTGTTGCGATTTCGGACAAGACCGACAATGCTACGCGGCGCAAATCGTCAAAGCCAAATTTGCCACGTTGAATGGCGCTCGTCAGCCCAGCCTCCAGCGCGGACCCGGCGCGTGCCAACCCGTCGGTCAAGGGCCCATCCAATTGCGCGCGCATCGCGGCGACGTCGCTGGCAAAGGCGCGGGTGTCGGCGCGCACCGACACCACCAGCCGATCAATTTCTTCATCCATCATCTCTCTCCGCTTGGGCTATCTGGAAACTGCGTCATCAGTCGGTGAATCATGTCCGCGCTTGGCGGCGCGTCCCCATCGCCCGCAACCGCGTGCAATATGCCCAGCAATTCGGTGGGCGTGGCGTTCCAGAAATAATCGGGCCGCCATCCCAAAGTCAGGGCCGTGCGCGCCGCCAATTGGGCCGCGACATCGGCAAAGCTCATCGCCCGCTCAATATCTGGCCAAGTAGGATTTTCAGCGCGGGCGTCATGGCCGAAAGCCCGGCCTTGGCGATGCTTTCGCTAAACATCTCGCGCGTTATTTCGGCATCAACGTCATGTCGGCAATGCCAGAATAAAGCGACCATTTCGGATAGCTTCAAATTGCCCGCTGCCGCGCGTTCAACCAGCGCGAATAACGGCCCCAGCTCCTCTTCTGCCGCAACCAACGCCGCAAAGCTTGGGCGCAAAACAACCGTCCCGCATTCCAGCAACAACGACGCCTCGCCGCGCGCCTTATTGGCTGGCCGCGTCATAAGGATGTCACCACTCCGCTGCTTTCCAGCGCCAGCGTGTAGGACCGCTCGCCATTGAAATCGCCTGCATAATCGAGCCGCGCGACCAGAAATTTTCCGCGCAGCCGCTCTCCACCTTCAAAACTCAATTCATAATCATCCAACTGCCCCGAAAGGGCGTTGTTTTTGATCCGCGTCTCAGCAGATGAGCCGGTAAAGACCCCTGCCCCTGACACCGACACCGACCGCACGCCAGCGCCCGACAGCAATTCCCGCCACGCGCCGCTGCCTTTATGGGTGATCACCACCGGATCGCCATTGATCGACAATTGCGTGGTGCGCAGGCCAGCGACCGTTGCGTATACGGGCGTTGATGCGCCATCGCCCACCTTCAACAGGAAGGCGCTTCCTTTTTCTACTGGCATATGCCCTTATCCTTTCGAGAATGTCCGCACATCGGCGGAAGAAATATGTGCAAAGTTAAGCCGCGAGCAATCGGACGCGATGTTCGACCAGCCCCGCCCATGGCCCCGCCGGATCGCGCACGACCATTGAGCGCAGGAAGACCAGGCTCGCGATCCGCCAGCCGGGCAAATCACGCGCGATCGCCAATAAGGCGTCGTCGACATGGCCCATCAGGTCCGTCAGCCGCGTCGCGGAATCGCCATCATCCCAGACCGTAAACGCCAGCCGGATTTCCCGTCCCTGCTGCGTTTTCGTGCCCCAATCGCTTACCAAGCCGTCGGTGACGGCCACATAAGGAAAGGCCGCACGCGGCGGTGGGCCATCATAAATGCCCGTCAGTTGCGTCGCCAACACCGGGTGCGCCGATAGCGCGGCCACGGCGGCAGCTTGCAAGGCTATCACTGCATCGCTCATCGTCCGAAATTCCTTAATCGCGCATCATCCAGCATCCGGCGGCGCAGGTTTTTGGCCATTAAAGTCACGCCTTCCCCGCTGCGTTCGGCACGCACGCCTTGCGGCAAGTCCGTCGCGCTCAATTGGGCGCGCAACTGCTCTGCGCGGCGGTCCCCCAATGCATCCGCTTTCACCATCAGGCGCTCGGCGTTCATCGCACTTCTTCGCAGGTCAGGTGCATCTGCGCGGGGGTTTGCGGATCGCTGAGCGCTGCCCGCACGGCGAGATATTTGCCGCGCCATGTGAGCCGCGTGCTTAGGCCAAGCCCC